GCAGTCAGTGTGCCACTGACATTCACACCATCGTTGATTTGTACAGCAGTAGAATCTCCAGAACTGATATCGTTGGTAACAAATGTGTTAGCGGTCAGTGTTCCACTCACATTTAAAGCATCGTTGATTTGTACAGCAGTGCTGTCTGCAGAAGATATGTTGTTTACTGAAATGCTGTCAGAACTAAATGATCCTGCTGTTAGTGCTCCTGTAACATCTAAAGCTCCGGTCACATTGGTATCTGCCATTAATTCTATTACCCCTGTGCCATTTGGATTCAATAGTATATTAAAATTAGTTGGTGTGCTGATTGTAGTGTCATTGAATATTAATGAGTTTATGGTAGCAGTGCCTGTGATTAAGGTATCACCGACTACTTCTAATCCATCTCTAACACGAAACTTATTATTTGCCACAGGTTTCTTCCTTTATACTATGTCTATGACTTTCTTTTTATAAAAACAATTAAACGAGCACACACTCGCAACGAGTTATTACATTGAAAGAACTAAACAATATGGATATTTATGTTATAATTGTGCTTTTTACCACTAATTTAAAGTTCTTTTAACTCTGGGTCTAGGCCAAACAGCACCCGAAGATGGTCTTGGTTTATAGTTTATTTTTGGATATACACTGCCATCCACTTCACGCTCTGGTTTGTAGTAAAGATATAGATTGGGAGCTCCTTGTAGATCTTGACCATCTGTAGGACCACCCGAAGTGGCAGTTAATTGATTAGATTTTGCAATTGCAGTGATATATTCTTTGGCACGCTCTTGATTCATTTCAGGATAAATTTCCAATGCACAAGCAATTACACCACATACCTGAGGAGAAGCCATACTGGTTCCAGAATATTTGCCTAAGTAATATGTTACACCGCCCGGTGCTCGAGTTTCACTTACTCCTGAAGGCAACGAACTAATAATGTATGTACCAGGAGCCCATATTGTGCAGGCCGGTCCGCAATCACTGTATAGAACTTTTTGATCTGGATTTATGCTGTCTACTGATCCCACGGTGATGGCTGGTAGATCGTAAGTGCCATCGGTAGTATTATCAAGAGCTGTTGGACTGGTACCTCTCATATAGTAATAAGGACTAGCTACAGTGCCGGGATATCTAATGGCCATTTCAAAAGTGTTGTTCCAATCGGCACCACCTGGCACTTCGTGTTTCCATCTTCCGTTACCAGCAGCACCTACCATGATTATACCTTCATCATATGCATCTTCTATATCTACATCCATCATAGCTACTCGAGCAGGTATACGCTGTCCTGCTATGAATCCCCAAGCATTCAATTGAGCAGTAGTGAAAGAAGTTCCTGACACAGTTTTACGATTGTTTGCACCCAGTTGTAGATCTATTTGTGTTGGAGAAGCTTCATAGAATACCCATTCATTCACCATTCCAGGACTGCCTAATGTACCTGTAGAGTTAGCATTTCCTTCCATTCGAATCCTATAAGTTCTATTAGGAGCAGTGCCTTCAGTACCATAATAAATTCTCTGCACAGAGTTATCATCAGAACACCACATGATTTTAGGTATGTTAGGATTAGAAGCACTCAAACTAGAATAATTTGAAGATCCAGAACCAAATGTTACATAATGGTTTGTGCCCACATAGACGGTACTATAAGTCACTCCCATAAATTTAATTGAAAAAGGCAAGTTAAGAGTCCAATATCCGTCATCGTTATTGCCCACAGTGGGTGTAGTAGAAGCAGTCAAACTGGCTGCACCCAATAAACTACCAGTTAGTGTGGACACTGTGGCAGCATCTGTTATGGTTGGATCATTGTCTATTAAGATATCCATATCAAATGCATATACACGACCAGTAACTTCAGCATTGCTGATTGTGGTACTGTATACTATTGAATAATTGCCTAATTGAGCTAGCGTTGCTGTATCATCGATCACGTTTGTAGCAGTGCCTCCGTCGGATGACACAGTGGGTCCTACAGTGTATGTATTAACCACAGTGTTGTCACTCTCTCTTCTGATTGTTATTGTGGTGGTGAGAGTGGTTACTCCACTGCTGCCACCGGCTGATACATCGCTTTGAACCCGTACACCCGCTCCTACAGTATCGGTGCTCATTCGAATTGTGTAACTGCTCGCAGGCTGTGTTACTCCAGCGATACTAGCATGATAATTAGAGTCTTTAGTCCATGAAGAAGGATTTGAAATTAGAGCTCCTTCTCCTTGATCTGCTGTACCTGTAGTGGTGATTCTATTTCCATTATTTTCAAAATTAATCAATGTGGCCAATCTTGTGGATGCTGTACACACTCCACTGAATCCATTATAAGTAGTGGTTCCACCAGTTGGAACGTATCGAGTGCCTCTGTAGGTCACTGCAGTGATATCAGTGAGAGCCCATTCTCCAGGAAATATACTCATTCCCCAGCTATTATTCACTATGGTAGGGTTTTTTCTACCGGTAGCGGCGTTTACAGATTTATTTCTATGAAATTCTCTTATATAGTCAAATGTATATTGAAAATACGGATACGTATTACCAGCATCATAATAGATATTGTAAATATTGGCATCTCTGGCCCAACCTTGAGTGTTGCCTGCCACAGTGCCTGATACGTGTGTGGAGTGACTTCCTGTGCCATATGCATAGTTTCCTGGAGATGTCCCCCTCACTGCGGTATTGTGTTGTTCCCAATTGTACTGAACAGTTCTATTAGAACCGCTGCTGCCATCTGGGTTGGAGTTATATTCTGGATGACCCCATACAATACCATTTTCATCACAAATTACACAGTCTACATTTCTACCGGTTTGAGTTAATTTTATTGTACCACTCACTGCAGGAGTACCTGACCCAGTACCTTCATATCCTGTACCTCCCCATCCGGATCGTTGAACTCCTTCTGTGCATCTTAATAGAGCAAAATTTTTCATAGTATTACTGGTGGAACTGGATTTATCCCATGCAGCGCTGGTTTGTTCTGTGGCATATAATCCGGCTTTGATTCCTAATTCATCAGGATGTAATTCTACTGATTTAACTCTGGGATCTGTTTTTAATTGTGTGGCTTCCCAATCGGTCAGTCTATAAACTGTGGCACGACTTATAGGTTTACGTTCCAAACATTCTATTTTTCTAGTAAGTTCAAGTCCTTTTGGGGTGCTGTCTAACGTTTCTAATTCACTGTACAAAGATTCTAAATCTCCATAGGTATGAACCATAACGCAATATTTTTTAGTATTAACATATGGTGCTGACGTCGACGCTCTAACAGACATCTTAAACCTCCAATTGTACTGCGGTCAATGTAATTGTAATTGCAGCAGTGGAACCACTCTTGTTAGTCACTGCTAATGATATGTTTGTGCTAGGAGATGTTTCATTGCTGAATCCTATTGCTCCTGGACTGATTAATATTGTTTGTGATGCTGTAGAAATTACTTCAGCAATAACTCCAGAACCTGGCGTTGGGTCAGCACCTTCTGCTCTACTAGCATCTGCTGTTCTAGCAGCAGTGCTGACATAGACTCTTACCCATGCTGCAGCTGATGTTGCAATTTTATACAGCATATAGCCTTTGTATCCTACGATAGTTAGGTCACCTGTGGCACCATTGGCTAAACTAGATGTTGTTCCTGCAAGACTGGCTCTGCTGGCCATACTTCCACCACCGCCTGTGGCTGTGATAGTTAATACATCTCCGGCTATTGCTGTGGTGATACCTGTACCACCTGCAACTTTTAATGTTTCTCCATTGTTAAGTGTGGTACCCGTGCTGTCATCCCCCACAAATGTCATAGTGGCTTGAGGCACACCTGTAATAGTCAACACATCGCCCGACACTGCTGTGGTGATACCTGTACCACCTGCAATTTTAATAGTTTCTCCTGAATTTAATGTAACTCCTGTAGAATCATCTCCTACCACTGTTATGGTGCTTGATCCTCCCCCGGATCCTGTAATAGTTAATACATCTCCCGACATAGAAGTAGTAACACTACCTGCTCCTGCTATCTTGATTGTTTCTCCATCTGAAATTCTTGTGCCTGATGAATCATCGCCTACAAATGTTAATCCTTGTGCTGCTGATAATCCTGCAGCAGAAAAATAAGTTAGGTTTACCCAAGCTGATGAACCGTTACCAATTTTAATTTTATATGTGTCTGTTTCAAAACCAAGTTCTCCCTGACTTAATGTAGGATTGGTTGAAGTCCAGTTTGCTGCTGTGTCTCTTCTTACTTGTATTTTATTTGCCATATTATGCTCCGCCTCCGTCTACTGCTGTTTCTCCGGCTCCATATGTTGAAGAACCAGATCCACCATCTAAGCTCAAAACTGCTAAATCATAAACAGTTGCAGTTGCGCCACCATCTATATTTAATGTCACAAGCGTGGTTCCACTTATAGTAACATTACCTTCTGCGTCTGTAGCAGTGCTTATACCATTAGAACCAACAAATTTAATAGTATTTCCTGTGGATATTGCACGTTGTGTGCTGTCATCTCCTGCTACACTAAAAGTAAATGCTGTGGGACCGGTAATTGTAAGAGTATCGCCACTCATGGCAGTAGTAATGCCTCCGGATCCGGCAATTTTAACAGTTTCTCCATCTGAAATTCTTGTGCCACTACTATCATCGCCCGCAAATGTTAATCCTTGTGCTGTGGCTTCTCCGGTAGCAGTGATTGTTAATACATCACCCGTCATGGATGTG